TTGAACTTACACTACCTACCATTAGTTCTACGAGCAAAGTTTTTAGACAATTTACTTGATGTGACAAGCAATAAAAAATATAATAGAAGCACTCGATTTGATGTGACGTATGATCTTTTACAAGGTGCGGCAAAGTTTAAAGAGTTTAAACCATGTCTAAAGCATTACTTGTCTAGTCAAGTAAGAAGTAAGTTTGCATTTGTAGAAGCACCTGAGTGGGAAATTGCCGCTTTCTTACCAACAGCCGATTTCCAGAAAGCGTCTGCAACTAAAGTCCATGCAGATTCAAGAAGAAAGATTAATAAATGACATATAGTGTAGATCAATTAAAAGGATTGATGTCTAGTAAAGGTGGCATTGCAATGGGCAATGTCTACAGAGTTATACTTCCGTCACTTCCCGGTGCGACTTCTACAGATGTAAATTTGTTATGCTCAAGAGTAAATATTCCAGGCAAACAGGTTGTTACGTATGATCGAGAAATTGGTCACAAGATGGAAAAAATTGCATACAGACAATTGTATGAAGATGTTACTATGACTTTCTTCTTACTGAATGATTATGGTGTGCGTAACTATTTTGATACTTGGACAGACGCAATCGTAGATCAAGACTCTTATCAGATAAAGTATAAGAACACATATACAAAACAGATTAAGATACAGCAATTAAAGAAAGGTATTGGTTTTCCTGTGTATTCTACACCATTGGGACTGCCTTTGTTACCAGCAGAAATACAGAACAGACTTCCAAGTATAGGTGGATTTGATCTTGCACAAGGAACATTCGACTTAGATTTCATTACGGACGATAAAGTAGTGTATGAAGTTTCTTTAGAGGAAGCTTTTCCTACTACTATAACAGGTGTAGAACTCGGTAATGCTAATGGTGAGATACTTGAGTTTAACGTCACTTTCTCGTACACTAAATACAATATAACAAAGAGCAGACAAGCAACACCTAACAGTGATTTTATAACGTCACAACTTGGCACATTATTAACTAATATATGAGGACTACCTGAATGGCACTACCAAAACTGAATGATACTCCAAAGCACGAACTTGTTATACCTTCAAGCAACCAAAAAATTAGATATAGACCTTACTTGGTGAAAGAAGAAAAGGTTATGATGATGGCTATGGAATCACAAGACATGACGGCAATTCTTAATGCCGTGGCTGATACAGTCGATGCTTGTATTGAGAATGACATTAGTACGAAAGAGTTGGCTATATTCGACATTGAATATTTGTTCACACAGATACGAGCAAAGTCTGTTGGCGAAAGTAGCAAAATAAACCTTAAATGTTCTAATAAAGAATGTGAAGTTGATAACGAGATTGATGTAGATATTTCAAGTATCACGATCGATGTTCCTGATATTGATCATGTCATTAAGATTACTGATGAAATTAGTATAGAAATGAAATGGCCTTCGTATTCTGATATGTTAGAGTTGGGTATCACAGATGCACAATCAGCTAACGAAGGTGCGTTTGCAATGATTGCTAAATGTATTAGTGCAATCGTCACAGAAGAAGAAAGAATTGTGACATCTGATGTACCAAAAAAAGAAGTGTCAGACTTTATTGACTCTATGACTAAAGACCAGTTTTCTAAAGTAAGTGCCTACATTGAATCTATGCCTAAACTATCTCACACAGTCAATTTCGATTGTAACAAATGTAAACATGCCAACGAAATTGTTTTAGAAGGTCTGGCAGATTTTTTTTAATATGCCTTTCTCACGACAACTTGGTGAATTATTACGGAACAAACTTTCAATTGATGCAACATCATAGTTACTCATTGACTGAAATAGAACTAATGATTCCGTGGGAAAGAGAAGTCTACTTGAATATGTTAATGGATTATTTGAAAGAAGAAAAAGAAGCAGAAAGACAAAGGAACGCCTAACATGGCTGATGCAACACTCAATGACGTAATATTAAAATTACGTGCTGATAACGATAAACAATTAAGAGAACAACACAGCACAACAGATGCAGTTAAAAACTTGTCTAGTACCATAAGAGCGTTGCTTGAAAAGATGGAAGGCGACGCATTAAAGAATCGTGAAGCTTTACTTGAGGCCAATAAGAAAAATAAACAACCTAAACCAGATACGAACACTAGTAGTAGAAGTAGTAGTAATGGTAAAAGTTTAGCTGTATTTGGTAATCCTTTTAAAGGTTTGTTCAGTAGTATAGGTTCGCTTGTTGCATTTGCTGGAGCGTTTGCATTGGCTACTGAAGGTTTAGGTCCTTCTATAAAAGATCTAAATAAATTTACAAAAGGTATGAACAAATTATTCCTCTTGCCAGCAAGATTAGCAACAGACCTTGTTGTAGCTCCTGGAAAATCCATATACGATAAAGTCTTTAAAAATGTTAAGTTGATCGAGGATTCGGTAGAAAAACGTTTTAGCCCCTTTTTAAGACGAGTGACTCCAGGTGATATTGCAAGGGGGTTGAAAACAAAGAGTGGAGAGCTAGTTAAACTTGGACAGGTCACTAATTTAGCAGATGCAAGAGAAAGTTCGCTTACTCAAAAACAAAAACCTCAAAGTGCCTTAGTTCGTTTTTTTAGTGACATAAACAGAATGATTAAAAATGTTATGCCTACCAAAACAGTAAAAAGTGCGATAGAAAAACTAAAACCAGTATTCGAAGCGATTAAAAATAATAGAATGTTGCTAAACATTGTTAGGTTTGTAAAACCGCTTGCCGCAATCCTTTCTGTATTTGATGGTATTAAAACCGCCAGAAAAGAGATGGAAGACGAACAAGGTATTGTTGATAAATTATTTGCTGGTACAGGTGGTTTGGTAGGCGGAACTCTTGGCTCTTTCTTTGGAGAGTTTGCAAACGTGCTAAAAAATATACCTATTTTTATTATCAAAAAACTGTTACCAAAAGATTATTTAATAACAGATAAAGATGGTAATGTTACTATTAATAAAGATAAAAACCTATTAACTAAAATTTTAGGTGGAATAGAAACACTCGACTTCAATCAATTAATTAAAGACCTTATTCAAATTCCATTTGAAAAGACGGGTGAGGCAATCACATCTATAACAACTGGTCTTGGGTGGACTGGAACTGAAGACGAAAAAATTAAATCAAAAGCCGCATGGACTACATGGTGGAATAACTGGAAGACACTGAATGGTTTCGGAAAGAATGTGTCTAGTATGGCTGGCGTTGCCTTTGAAATAGTATATTCTCCTGTCAATACAATATTAGAGGCACTTTTAAAGAATTTCACTAAGGATGGACAGGATAGAGAAAAGACTACTATGATGGAAAAGATAAACAAGTTTGCTCTTTTCATACAAGACCTTATTCCAAGTCCACAGTATTTCATTGATCGGCTTCCTGAAGGAGTTGCAAAAGCATTAGGGTTAACACATTCACGACAACATAATAATGATTTAATTAACAGTACCAGCGATATCCGTGAAATCATAAAAGACATTAATAACATTAAAGACCTTCGAGCTGATATGAGATTAGCTAAAGTTAGAGCGACTGGAAGTGGTTCTTATATGTTGAATAGTGATTTAGAGCAAGAATTTTCTACCCGATTAAAAGAACGACGAGAAAAACTAAAAGCAGAAATATTCAATAGTAAACTAACACAATTTAATGCCAATAACGATGGAGCTAAACTTGATGCGCCTGTGATAAATAATAATAACAATGCTATCGGTGATGCTGTTTTTCTGTCAGCTCCTGAGTCACATCATCCTGAAAGCCTACGATTTCCTAGATAGTAAAACTTGACAAGTCATAATACCTAAGCATGTATTAAAACTGCTTTACACTAATTAAAAGTAATTGTGGTCGGTGCAGGTTTGCTAGACTTTATTATTAGTATCACAGGCGTCATACTAAATAGTTTTAAGGTTCGAGTCCTTAACCGACATCAATCAATATTAGTGCTTGACAACACCATCATTTTATTCTATAAGATATGTATATTGACATAGGAGAATATGCTATGATGGAATTTATTGAAAGCCCTAAAACATGGTTCAAAGCAACTAATTCGATTGAACCAGTGGACATCTTTAAAGATGATTATTCAGAAAATACATGGTTCGTTTGTATACCAAATCTATCTAACGCATTTGAAACATTTGAAGAATGTAAAGAATGGGCAGAAGGATCTGTCGGAATAAAATCTTGACACCTCTCAAGTTATCGTGTAGACACATATTATAAACATAAACAGAAAGATGAGTTTTATTATGACAGACATTCAAACAGTGACAGAAATGGCAAAGCGCATGCGAAGTCTGCATCGCCGTTCAGCACTTTTCGGAAAAAGCCGTTACACTATTCTTGAAGAGATTAGTCTAATTGCTGAGGAATATGAGATCATGGCAGATCGTATTGAATCTACTATGGTTAATGAATTAGGAGCGGATGTATAATGCAATTACAAGATACAATCAATAGTATAATTCAATGGCATTATGATCGTAATTTGATTGATGGAAGTTCAGACAAAGATCAGTACCTAAAGCTCATACAAGAAGCTGGTGAGTTGTCTGATAATATTTGTAAAGGTAAAGACATTCGTGACGACATCGGTGATATGATGGTTGTCCTTATCAATATTATGGAACGTAATAACTTAACTTTAAATGAATGTCTTGAAGTTGCCTATAACGATATTAAAGATCGTAAAGGTAGAATGGTTGATGGTGTGTTTGTTAAAGAGGATGATAAGTGAAACTACTACAAGGCGATTGCTTGGAACTAATGAAGACTATACCTGATGGTTCTGTTGACTTAGTGCTGACAGACCCACCATATGGAACTACAGCTTGTAAATGGGATATTGTTATTCCTTTTGAACCTATGTGGGATCATTTGAAGCGACTAATTAAACCGAACGGCGCGATTGTATTATTCGGAAAAGAACCATTTTCAAGTGTTTTAAGATGCTCAAATTTAAATATGTTTAAATATGATTGGATATGGAAAAAAGATACAAAGTCTAATTTTCCACAAGCATCATTTCAGCCATTAAATAATATTGAAGATGTTATTGTTTTTTCTAATGGTTATGCGAGAAACTTTCCAAAAGGTAGTGACAAGATAAATGACATAATGGTTTACAATCCTCAAATGTCAGATGGAAAGAAGTATAAAATCCCAAAAGCCTCAAAAACAACAGAAGTTTTTAATGTAAATCATAAGAATGGAGAATACAAGCATAAAGAAAAAGATACTACAAAGAGGTTTCCATTTAACACTATTGAAATAAACACAGATAAAAAAAGAGTACACCCAACACAAAAGCCAGTAGCATTAATGGAGTATCTAATCAAGACCTACACCAACGAGGGTGAAACAGTTTTAGACTTCACAATGGGTAGTGGAACAACAGGTGTAGCCGCTAAAAACCTAAACCGAAGCTTTATTGGTATTGAGCTTGACAAAGACTACTACAATATTGCAAAAGAGCGCATACAAAATGCGAATCTACTTGGAGACTTTTTATAATGACTGACGTGAAACTTATGCTAGGCAATTGCTTAGATCGACTAAAAGACCTTGATGATAATTCAGTAGACAGCATTGTCACTGATCCACCTTATGGAATTGATTTCATGGGTAAGAAGTGGGACTACGATGTTCCGTCTACAGAGATTTGGGAACAAGCGTTAAGAGTTCTCAAACCAGGTGGTTATCTATTAGCATTTGCTGGCACACGAACACAGCATCGTATGGCAGTTCGTATTGAGGATGCTGGTTTTGAAATCAGGGATATGATTGCATGGGTGTATGGTAGTGGATTTCCTAAGTCTCACAATATCAGCAAGTCTCTTGATAAAATGGCTGGTGCTGAACGTGAGATAATTGGGAAGCACAATGGAAGCGGAATGACCAAATCAAATGTTGAGCAGGGAGCGCAAAAGAGGAACGTCACAGAGTGGAATACATACTCTGACGTCCCAGTCACCGATGAAGCCAAACAATGGGAAGGTTGGGGTACTGCACTCAAACCTGCATTAGAACCTATTACAGTTGCACGTAAACCACTAGGAGAAAAGACTGTTGCCAAGAATGTATTGAAATATGGCACTGGTGGTATCAATATTGATGCTAGTCGAGTTGCACATATCACTGTTGGTGATGGAAGTAATCTTGCACTGAACTCACATCTTAGGGAGGGTATAAATGGTGGCAATGGTGGTAAAATTATTGCGACAGAACCAGATCGCCGCACGACTATACCAAATAATTCAGGTAGATTCCCCGCAAACTTTATTCACGATGGTTCTGAGGAAGTTACGAGTGGGTTTCCTAACACTAAAAGTGGCAGATCAAATGGCAATGCTCCAATTGGAGAAAGTGGGGTAAATGTGCCATTGCGTAGAGGCGTTGTGGTTGAAAGAAATGATGATGGTTCAGCCGCACGTTTCTTCTATGTTCCAAAGACATCTAAGAAAGATCGTAATGATGGGCTAGAGAACTTTACACCAAAGGCCACAGCGTCTTCTGAGTTCAGACCAAACCATGCAGAGAAAGCAGATAATGGTGAAGATGGCAATCCATATGGACGTTGGACGCCCACACAGAACAACCACCCTACTGTAAAACCTACAGACCTTATGCGTTACCTTGTAACTATGGTAACACCAAAAGGTGGTACAACACTTGATCCGTTTATGGGTAGTGGCTCTACAGGACGTGGTGCAAAGCTAGGTGGTTTTAACTTCATTGGTATTGAACTAGACGAAAACTACCTAGAGATTGCTAAAGCTAGAATTGATGTTGTATCTACTGAAGTTACGTTAGGAGACTTTTTATAATGCCGTACATCTTAATAAAAAATGGAAAAACTGTTCAACACATCACTTTTAGTGGTAACATAAAAAAGTATTGGAAACGTGAACAAAAAGTTGATGATTTGTTATTCAATACACTGGAAGCCGCTAATGAAACCGCTGAGGTTTTAGATGCAGAAACTATGTGGGTTGCATAATGAGTAAAGCATTTGATAAGAAGCAAAGAAAACAGGCTCAGAAACAAGCCGAGGATGCGTATGTGTTGTTTATTAAGTGGTGTAAGTGGGGTACATACGTAATGATAGCTACAGTATTAATTGCCAGTGTTGGTTGTAATAATGGTGTAGATGGAACTGGCTCTAAGCCTAATGGTGAACTATGTACAGACACTTGCTAACGATAAAAATATAGCTTTACAACTACATTAATTTATGTTACAACAATAATAAGAATAGGAACGATTATGACAAAAACACTAGACCATGATGCTTTGGCATTAGAAATAATAAAAGCCTATGATGAACATGCATTGACCGCTGAAGTAGTAGTCTATAGATACAATGACACACAGGTTGTTCGTGAAACAGTTACGATAGACTTTAGAGACGATTGTGATTATCATACTACTATTAGCTCTAAACCGATCTATACTGAGACATGAGTAAAACTAGCTTGGAATGGTCAGAATTATTTGGACTGAGGATAGCTTTGTCTACTCTTAAAGCCTCAGTGGATACACAGCTACCTATCCGTAAAACAGAAAATGTTGTTGCAGACTGGATGCAATTAAGAATAAAACAACTTGAGGATAAAGGTGAAAGATAATCATGCATAGTAAATACCTGTTTAGAGGACTCAAACTGTACTCTTCTGCATTGAAGCGAGATAAGAAATACATATCGTATATTCGCAGCAATTTTAAACTTGAAGAAGCTTATAGAGATTATTGTAATACGACAGAAGATGGGTTACTCGAAAACTTAGACGAAATTTACTGGACAGACTCAGTTGAATATGCTGATGCGCATTATGGAGAAATTGCGCATGAAACCACACGCCATGATAAAGATTGGGATTGAATATGAAAAGAATTAATATAGACTTGCCTTTCGTGATTATTGCACTAGCAATAGTATTGACATCTGCGCTGATAGTTATTGATCCACTATCCATTGTAAGGGGTTAGATATGAATTTTGCATGGGGTTCTGAAAAAGAAAAGATTAAAGCCTTACGTATTTCTAAGTCTGAACGTGCGCGTATTCGTAGACGTACTGTAAAGAATATTGTTGCAGATACTACACAAAGGTTGTATGCTAAGATTAGACGAAACAAAGGTAAGTAATATGGAATTAATAGAACACAAGCATTTAATTATTCGTGCTGAAGTTTTAAACCCTCCAAAAGACGAAGTTTGGGTACAAAATTGGCTTACTATGTTAGTAGATAAAATTGGCATGAAAGTTGCCAAAGGACCTATTACAGCATATGTAGATGTGCCAGGTAACGAAGGGATAACTGGTTTAGTTGCGATAGAAACTAGCCATATTGCAATACACATATGGGAACTCCTAGAGCCTGCACTTGTACAACTAGATGTATACACCTGTAGTTCTTTGGATAAAGATATGATCTTTGCAGAGTTAGAACAATGGAACCCTACTAAAGTTGAATGGAAATACCTAGATCGAGAATTTGGGTTAAACGAAGTTGAGTAAATTTAAAGAAAGGAAAATGATATGAATGCGGAACAAATGAGAGAGGTGCTTTCAAAAGCTGTTGTTGAAGTGACCTTTACTGAAACGAGATGGGTTTCAAAATTGAATAAGAATAAAGTAGAAGTGCATACATCACTTTTTACTTTAGATTCAAACATCGTATCAACTAATGATTGCCCAAAGTATCCAGGATTGCACGACCTCGTACATAGTGGATGGATTGAATTTACTAGTTTAGTTGTAGCATGGGATATTAAAAATAAAAAATGGTTGCAATTTAACTCTGAGGATGTTACAAGTTTTTTGACTGATAAAAACGTACAACTGATATTTTAAACACATATAAATAATTGTATGAGAACGAAGGAATAGTAAATGGTAGACTTAGACACAAATTTTATTGTTGGCGCATTGCTTATTGGAATTAGCGCAGTAAGTTACTTTCTAGGGAAATGGAAAGAAGAGATAAAACAGCTAGATAGTATTGAACATACTATAACATATCTTTCTGATAATGGGTTCATAAGAACTAAGAAAAATCCTGAGAATGGTGAAACTGAACTAGTCAAGCTTAATGGAGATATAAATTAACTGTTTACATTATCTAAATTGTATGCTATAGTAAGAATATACAATATTGGAGAACTTTATTATGGCTATGCGAAAAACAATGTCTAAAACAGAACTCGCTAGAAAAAATGCTAAATCTAAAGCTACAAGAGACGCAAAGAAAAATGCGGCACTCAAAGAATTAGGTATTGATGTTAAACGAACTAAGATTCGTAAGAAGCGCAAACCTATGACTGAAGAACAACACGCCGAAGCCATAGCGCGTCTGGCAAAAGCTAGAGAAGCTAAAGGACCTGTTAAGCACACACAATTTCATCCTGATGTTGTTGCATTACCTGATGAGCATGAACTGTCATTAAAGAATGTAAGACAGTGGTTAAAGACACAAAAAGAATTGTTGATTAGTATGAAGTTGTATAAGGACAGTAAAGATGCTGTAGAAAGAAACAAATATAACATTTGCTATACTTACGTAAGTAATTTGAATACGTAT